AGTATCAATCGTTGATCCAAATTACTTTGACAACGAATATATGAGATTAATTGTTGCTAGTGTAAAAGATTACTATGAAAAATATGAGACAATTCCGTCTTATGAAACCATTTTTAACATAATTAAAAGTGAAGTTAGGAGAGAAATCGCTAGAGAATCTGCAACTGAACTTATTAAGGAAGTTAGAGAATCTGACAATAAAGACTGTTTACACACACAGGATGTTGCCATTAAGTTCTGCAAACAACAAGAACTTAAGAAGGCTACTCAGAAAATCCAAAAAATTCTAGACATTGGAGATTTTGATAGATATGATGAGTGTGAAGAATTAGTTAAACAGGCTATATCTGTTGGTACTGAAAAAGACGAAGGTGTAGATATTTTTCATGCGATTGAGGACGTTTTAGCTGATGATTTTAGAGATCCTATTGCAACTGGTTTGGTTGGGATTGATAATCTTATGGGTGGTGGATTATCTAAAGGTGAATTAGGTGTTATTCTAGCAGCATTTGGTGTGGGTAAAACTACATTAATAACTAGAATGGCTAATACTGCGTATTTAGAAGGGAAGAATGTAGTGCAGATTTTCTTTGAGGATAATGTAAAAGTTATTCAAAGAAAACACTTAACATGTTTTACTGAGATAAATTTAAGTGAACTAGGTGATAGACGAGAAGAAGTAAAAGAACTTATCCCTAGATTTCAAGGATTAGAAAATAATCTAATTCTTAAAAAAATGTCTAGTGATGGTACTACTATCCCACATATCAAACAGTACTTACGTAAACTAATTTCATCGGGTATTAAACCAGATATTGTATTTGTTGATTACATCGATTGTATTCAACCAACAAAACAATTTAAAGACGAATATAGTGGAGAGGGAAATGTTATGAGACAATTCGAAACTATGTTAGCGGAATTAGATGTTGCTGGTTGGACTGCAGTACAAGGTAACAGAAGTGCTATCGGAGCAGATTTGGTAGAAGCAAATATGATGGGAGGTTCAATCAAAAAAGGACAAATAGGACACTTTATATTATCAGTTGCAAAGACTTTAGATCAAAAAGAAGAAGGTAGAGCAACATTAGCCATTCTTAAATCTCGTTTTGGTAGGGACGGAGTAGTTTTCGATGACATTGTTTTCGACAACGGTACATTAGTTATAGATACTAGTGAAAGTACTGATGTGTCACTTTTACAACACGAAAAAGGACAGAAGAAAAAAGATTCGGATTTCATTAGTAGAACATTAGAGAAAAAGAGAAGTTCCACAAATAATAATCAACCATTTTAAGAAAAGAATCTTATGGTTTATAAATTAAACTATTAAGGGATTCCTTTCTCTAAAAAAAAGTAAAAAAGTAAAAAATTAAAAAAATATGGAGTTATCAAACAAAATTTTATCAGACATTACAGTGTATATGAAGTACGCTAAATATCTCCCAAACAAAAATAGGAGAGAGACTTGGGAAGAATTAGTAAGTAGAAATAAAGAGATGCACCAAAAGAAGTATCCTAAGATTAAGGATGAGATAGAAGAAGTTTATCAGATGGTATATGATAAGAAAATACTACCATCAATGAGAAGTTTACAATTCGGTGGTAAACCGATTGAAATTTCACCAAACAGAGTATATAATTGTGCGTATTTACCTATCGATCATGTTGATGCATTTTCAGAAACAATGTTTCTTTTATTAGGTGGTACAGGTGTTGGGTTTTCAGTACAAAAACATCACGTAGATGCGTTACCAGAAATTAGAAAACCAAACCCTAAAAGAAGTAGAAGATATTTGATAGGTGATTCTATTGAAGGTTGGGCAGATGCAATCAAAGTGTTAGTAGAATCATATTTTGGTTCTAAGACATCAACACCAATATTTGATTTTTCAGATATTAGACAAAAAGGGGCGTTGTTAGTTACATCTGGTGGTAAAGCACCAGGACCACAACCACTAAAAGATTGTATTCATAATATTAAAAAGGTATTAGACGCTAAGTCGGATGGTGATAAGTTATCACCTATTGAAGTACACGATATGGTTTGTCATATTGCAGATGCAGTTCTTGCGGGTGGTATTCGTAGGGCAGCATTAATTAGTTTGTTTAGTGCAGATGACAACGAAATGATTTCTTGTAAATCAGGACCTTGGTGGGAACTTAACCCACAAAGAGGTAGGGCAAATAATTCAGCAGTGTTACTAAGACATAAAGTTACTAAAGAGTTTTTCTTAGATTTATGGAAGAGAATCGAATTAAGTGGTGCGGGTGAACCAGGAATTTATTTTTCTAATGACAAAGATTGGGGAACTAATCCTTGTTGTGAGATAGGTTTGAGACCTTATCAGTTCTGTAACTTATGTGAGGTTAATGCTTCAGATATTCAGTCACAAGAAGACTTTGAAAAAAGAGTTAGAGGCGCTGCGTTTATTGGTACATTACAGGCAGGTTACACAGACTTTCACTATCTAAGAGATGTGTGGAAAAGAACGACACAAAAAGATGCATTGATTGGTGTTGGAATGACAGGTATTGGGTCTGGTGTAGTATTAGGTTATGATATGAAATCTGCAGCTAAAGCAGTTAAAGAAGAAAATGAAAGAGTTGCCAATTTAATCGGAATTAATAAGGCGGCTAGAACAACTACAGTAAAACCATCAGGTACCTCATCATTGGTTTTAGGTACATCTTCAGGAATACATGCTTGGCACAATGATTACTACGTTAGAAGAATTAGAGTAGGTAAGAATGAAGCAATTTATACATATCTTTCTGTAAACCACCCAGAGTTGGTTGAGGACGAAGTATTCCGACCACATGATACTGCAGTTATATCTATCCCACAAAAGTCACCAGAAGGTTCTATTTTAAGATATGAATCTCCTTTTGAGTTATTGGAAAGAGTAAAAAGAGTATCTAAAGAATGGATTAAGTTTGGGCATAGAGGTGGACAAAATACACATAACGTATCTGCAACAGTTTCATTGAAAGAAGAAGATTGGGAACTTGCGGGTAATTGGATGTGGGATAATAGAGAACACTATAATGGTTTATCTGTGTTACCATATAATGGTGGAACATACCAACAAGCACCATTCGAAGATTGTGATGTAGAAAAATACGAATCTATGATGAAGTCATTAAGTAATGTTAATTTGGCTAAAATTGTAGAATTACAAGATAATACCGATCTATCTGGTGAAGTTGCTTGTGCAGGTGGAGCTTGTGAAATAGTGTAGTTATGAATATAAATGCATCAAATGATTGGGTACAACAATTATATGTGAGGGAGTTTGGAAACAAACTCCTTCCTTCTGATTACTATTATGACAATGATGGTAGAATGGTTATGACAGAATCTTATCATAAAAGAAGGGGTAGGTGTTGTGGTAATGGTTGTTTAAATTGTCCATATAATCCACCACATGAAAGAGGTAGTGAAGAAATAAGAAAGTCATCGTAAGGTGACTTTTTTTATTTTACTATATATTTATAGGTAAACATATTTAGTGAAAAATTTAAACGAAGAAATAGATAAAATAAAAAAGTTAATGGTTTATGAAAATGGATCAACTATTAATGAAATATCAACTAAGTCAGTTTCGATAACACCAAAACAAAGCGATGAAACCCCAAAAAATAAAAAAGAAGTAAGTAAAGATGATTGTATATTGATTAAGGCTTCAGGTGAATTTGTTGTGAATGTAAACAAAGGTAGTAAAGCAGTAACTAATTTTATTAATAATCTAGAAAATTCTATTAAAAATAACCCTTCATTTGATAAAAGTAAGGTTAAAGATGGTTCTATGTATATTACAGAAATAACATTACAAGGGTTTGCTAGTAATTATTATAGTGGGGCAATAGAACCCGATTTTGATAATGGATGGTGTAAAAAATGGGATAAAAGAGGTGGTTTATATGACGGTTTGTGTAGTGAATGGGAAATAAAACCATTTTCTGGAACTAAAAAAAGTAACTATAAAGGTAATAAAAATACCAATCAAAAGTTAGCTGCAGATAGAGCGGTAAATGCGTATAACGCATTAAAAGAAAAGTTAACAGAAAAAGCAAAAGAAGAGGGGATAAAGATTGATCCAAACCTAAAACCTAATTATATTAAAGGTGGTACCATATATACAAAAGATAATGTGGATGAAAATTGGAAAACATTAATATCATCAGGTAAATTAAATCCGGGTCAAATAGTCTTATGTACTGCA